TAAGAAAGAAAGCAGAGCAACAAAGAAAAAACATCCGTCATGAACGGTATGAGTACTTTAGTGGGAAAGCAGACCCAGAAGTATATGTAGAAAATCCTTTTCCAAAGAAGATAAGGGATAAGGATACTATGCAGAAATACCTAGATGCAGATGAAAAGTTATCTAATACTTCATTAAAGATTGATTACTATGATACTATGCTTGCATATATTGAGAGTATCCTTAAAGTAATACAGAATAGAACATATCAAATTAAGAATGCAATTGAGTTTATGAGATTCCAATCTGGACTGGGTTGACAGGGGTAGCTAAATACTCCTAGACGCATGTACTAGGTGATTGATACAAGTGCTAATGTCGTTATATCTAAGTCTAACGAAGTATTTTTAAAAATTGATTCGGAACCTCATATTGAGTATGAGTTGAGAGACCACTTTACCTTTGAGGTAGAGGGTGCAAAGTTTATGCCTCAATATCGTAATAGGAATTGGAATGGAGAGATCCACCTATTCGATATGAGAACAAAGAAGATATATGTAGGACTGTTAGATAAGATAATTGCTTTCTGTGATAGGCACGATTACACATATAAGTTTGCGGATAATGATTACTATGGTACTCCCTATGAAGAGAATGAGGGAATATCATATGATGGTGTTAAAGATTATATGCAGTCTATTTGCAATCATCAACCCAGGAAGTACCAAATTGAGGGAGTATACGATGCCTTAAAACATAATAGAAAGCTATTGATATCACCCACTGCTTCAGGCAAATCTTTGATGATATATTCTCTTGTAAGATATTACGTTGACAAAGGCCAAAAAATTCTTTTAGTTGTTCCCACGACATCCCTCGTAGAACAGATGTATAAGGACTTCTTAGATTATGGTTGGGATGCTGATTCATACTGTCACCGTATATACGCAGGAAAAGAAAAGACCAATGAATTCCCAGTTACTATAACTACATGGCAATCTGTCTATAAATTAGAGAGATCGTTTTTTGAAGATTATAACGTGGTTATCGGTGATGAGGCTCACTTGTTTAAGAGTAAGTCCCTAGTATCTATAATGACAAAATTACATCATGCTAAGTATAGATTTGGTTTCACTGGAACATTAGATGGAACACAGACGCATAAATGGGTGTTAGAAGGACTGTTTGGTCCAGCATACAAGGTGACTAGAACAGATGAATTAATGAAGCAAGGTCATCTTTCTCAATTAGATATACAGTGTCTTGTACTTAAACACCCTCCCCAAAAGTTTGAAGTATATAATGATGAAATAGAATATTTAATATCTCATGAAAAAAGAAATAACTTCATTAAAAATTTAGCATTAGATTTGAAAGGAAATACTCTCATTTTGTATAGTAGAGTAGAAGCACATGGTCAAGTGCTTTACGATTTAATAAATAATAATAAACAATCTAGTCGTAAAGTATTCTTTGTTCATGGTGGGGTAGATGCCAGTGAAAGAGAAAAGGTTAGAGAAATTACCGAACAGGAGGAACATGCAATTATCATCGCTAGCTACGGCACTTTTAGTACTGGGATTAACATTAAGCGGCTGCACAACGTCATCTTCGCCAGTCCCTCCAAGTCAAGGATTAGGAATCTCCAGTCCATCGGCAGGGTCTTAAGAAAAGGAACAAACAAAGTAAAAGCAATACTGTATGATATTTCGGATGATTGTTCTACAAAGTCCAAAAGAAATTATACGTTAAATCATTTCATTGAAAGAATTAAAATATACAATGAAGAAAATTTTAACTATGAAATAATCACTATACAACTAAAGAAATAATATGGAAGATGATTTCTACGCAACATTAAAATTATATTCGGGTGAAGAAATTTTCGCACGGGTAGCAGCTTCAGAAGAAGAAGATAGAACTATGTTAGTAATTCATAATCCTATTACTATTTCTGAAGTAAAAATAAAATCAGGTCTTATGGGATATAAAGTCGAACCTTGGTTAAAAACTAGCAGAGATGATATATTTTTAATTAATTTAAATAGTGTTATTACTATGAGTGAATGTCAAGATACAGAAATGATAGTATTACATCAACAATTTGTACATGATAGTGGTAATGATAATGGGTCTTCTAAAATTAATAGAAGAATGGGATATATATCTAGTGTAAATGATGCTAAAGAAATATTAGAAAAGATCTATAAAAAGGATATTAATAATAAAAGCTAAATCTATCTCATCAACCCTAACAGAGTTATTCTATTGGTATAATTAGAACTTGTCAAGTCCCAAGATAAATGTTATACTATCTACATAGTAGTGGTAAAGACTTATGGCAATAAGACCTATGGCGAAACGTAAGAGATCTGAACACTATGTGAATAACAAGGAGTTTCTTGCTGCTTTAATTAAGTATGGTGAGGATGTCGAAATTGCAAGATTGCAAGATAAAACTAAACCAGTTATACCAAGGTACATAGGTGAGTGTTTCTTAAAGATTGCCAATCATTTGTCTTTTAAGCCCAACTTTGTTAATTACATGTTTAAGGAGGACATGATCTCTGATGGAATCGAAAATTGCGTTCAGTACATACATAACTTTAATCCTGAGAAATCCCGTAATCCTTTTGCATACTTTACGCAAATTATACATTACGCATTTCTCCGCAGAATACAAAGAGAGAAACGTCAGTTAGAAATTAAAAATAAAATACTTGAGAAGTCTGGTTATCAAGAAGTGTTTGATGACAGTAATAGGATTGACGGAGATAAGTATTCAGACTATAATTCTATCAAAGATGCTGTGCATTCTAAATTGCGTAACTAATGAAAGTTGCAATTATTACTGATCAACATTTTGGATGTCGTAAAAATTCCAAATTGTTTCATGATTACTTTTTAAAGTTTTATGAGAATGTTTTCTTTCCTACTCTTGAGAAAGAAGGTATTACTACTATCATTGATATGGGTGATACCTTCGATAGTAGAAAAGGAATTGATTTTGCTGCATTGACGTGGGCAAAGAAAAATTATTATGACAGACTAAGAAAGATGGGCATTACTGTCCATACTATTGTAGGAAATCATACAGCATACTATAAGAATACAAATGATATTAATGCAGTAGATCTATTATTAAGAGAGTATAATAATGTAAAAATATATGCAGAGACAACATCTATAATGGTAGATGATTGCAATATTCTTCTTGTACCTTGGATTAATAAAGAGAATGAAGAAAAAAGTGTTGCTTTGATTAAGAAGTCAAAAGCACCTGTGTGTATGGGACATCTTGAGTTAAATGGATTTAGAGCAACACCAGGTCATATGATGGAACATGGAATGGATTGGGGAATATTTAATAAATTTAAAAAAACATTCTCTGGTCATTATCATTGTAGATCAAATCAAGATAACATTTATTATTTGGGTAATCCTTATGAGATGTTTTGGAATGATGTAAATGATGAAAATAGAGGATTTCATTTATTTGATACAAAAACCTTAGATCATACTCCAGTCAATAATCCATATAGACTTCATCATATAATTTATTATAATGATCAAGATTATCAATTGTTTGATGCAAGAGAATTGGAGGATAAGATAGTAAAGGTAGTTGTTAGAACAAAGTCTGATCAAGTAAAGTTTGAAAAATTTATCGATAAGCTGTATAATATTAATGTAGCAGAACTTAAAATTGTAGAAAATTTTGGGATACAAGAAACGGGAGAGTTTGAGGCATTTGAGTCTGAAGATACCCTTTCTATTCTTAGTCGATATGTAAATGAGTCTGAGATTGATCTTGATAAATCTAAAATACAAAAAGTTCTGAATGACATCTACAGAGAAGCATGTGAGTTAGTTTAATGTTTATTCTAACTGTTGCTGGTAAAGAGCATGAAGGTGCTTATTCTGTTCATGATGATCATGGTGATAGGATTCTTTATATCTTCCAACAGGAGGATGATGCTATTAGATTTGCTATGATGCTAGAAGATCAAGACTATCCAGATATGCATGTTATAGAAGTTGATGACAGAGTTGTAATTGCTACATGTGAAAATCATGGATATAATTACGCAGTTATTACACCTAATGACATTGTTGTTCCACCCAAAAAACCAATAGATGATTCAATTTGAGACTATACGGTATAAGAATTTTCTTTCTACTGGTAATCATTATAGTGAAATACAACTAGACGAGCATACTACTACACTAATTGTAGGAACAAATGGTGCTGGTAAGAGTACTGTATTAGATGCATTAACCTTTGGTTTATTTAATAAACCTTTTCGCAAGATTAGTAAAGGTCAATTAGTTAATACTGCAAACGAAAAGGATTGTAGAGTAGAAGTAGAATTTTCTATTGCAGAAACTGAATGGAAAGTTGTAAGAGGGATAAAACCAAATCTATTTGAGATTCATAGAAATGGTTTATGTATGGATCAATTCTCTAATGCTAATGATCAACAGAAATGGTTGGAGAAGAATGTTCTAAAGATGAATTATAAATCATTTACTCAAATTGTTATATTAGGTAGCAGTGCTTTTGTTCCTTTCATGCAACTTACTGCTACAAATAGAAGAGAAGTTATAGAGGATCTATTGGATATTAAAATTTTCTCTTCAATGAATAGTCTTATTAAAGATAAGATTAGGGAGATTAAAGAAGAAGTAAGAACTTTAGATCTTAAAAAAGAATCTTTAAATGATAAAGTTGCGATGCAAAAAAACTTTATCAATGAGTTAGAATCGGAAAGTCAGGGAAGAATAGAAGATAATAAAAAGAAGATGAGAAGTATAGGAGATGAGATCTGTGTCTTAATAAATCAAAATGAGCATACAGATGATCAAGTGTATGGTCTTACAAAAAATCAAGAAACGCTAACAGGGGCTAAACAAAAGTTAGTTGAGTTGGGAATGCTTAGAGGAAAAATCTCTCAAAGAGTATCTACCATTACCAAAGACCATAAGTTTTTCACAGATCATACGGTTTGTCCTACTTGTGGTCAGGACATAGAAGAAGATTTCAGAATAAATAAAATCGCTGATGCTCAAACTAAAGCAAAGGAGTTGCAATCTGGTTATAAAGAACTAGAAGAGGCAATTAAAAAAGAGGAAGAGCGAGAGCATCAATTTACTCAACTATCTCAGGAGATTACTAAACTAACGCATGGCATTTCTAAGAACAATACTAAGATCGCTGGATATCAACGACAGCAACAAGATCTGGAATCGGAAATTCAAACTATTACCGATAAACTTGCAAACAGAAATACTGAGCATGAGAA